CTCTATTTGCTCCATATTTTAAGGTTTTCGCGAATTTACTGGTCGCGGCCTTGAAACCTCATTGGAGAATAAGAATAGGTGCTCCGGATAGTGAGATAGCTTCTCATCTTGACTACTTGATTGGAGGTAAAGCTTTTAGACCGATGGAAGTCGATGCAAGCAAGTATGATAAGAGTCAAAGAAGAGATGCTCTCTACGCCTCTGCAAACATTTTACTTAGATTTGGTATGCCGGTAAATGTTGTTGAAGATTGGGTTAAATGTCATATCAATACTAAGTTGAAGGATTTGAAGTTTGGTATCACTTTGAGAGTGTCTTGGCAACGGAAAACTGGGGATGCTTTTACCTTTCTCGGTAATACTATGGTTCTTATGTGTTTGTTAACAGTAACCTACGATTTAACTGAGTGTTATGGGGGATTGTTCGCTGGTGACGATAGTTTACTATTGTTTAAGGAGGACTGTCGTTTAGTGGATCGCACAGGTTATGCTTCGCTGAAATTTAATATGGAAATGAAGCTGTTTTCACACACCGATTCTTTATACTTCTGCTCTAGTTATTTTGTAATAGTGAGGGGAAGATGGGTGATGGTATCGGATCCTTTGAAGTTCGTGGTGAAGTTGGGTCGGGATGATGTTCAAGGAACAATTCATCTGAAGGCTATGCAGGTGGCATGGCGATCTCAGATGTATTGTATACTTGATTCGGAAGTACAAGAGCAAGTGGCTTTTGCACTTCAAAATCGTATTCGAGATAAGTTTGGCGTTAAGAGTTTTAGCGCCATAATCATAGTGCAGTGTATGTATCACTGCATTGTGGATATCGAATATTTGAAGAGTTTTTATGGTGGTTCTCAGAAGGCTTGTAACATTACTCCAACTCAAGAAACAATGGCGAAGTTACAAAAGCGGCTTCGTTCAATGTTCAGTTCGGACGATTTACTCGAGGGGTCATTTTATGATGACTAACTCGATTTATGAAATTTCGTCAGTATACTCACATTGTGAGGTTCTGGCAAATTTCAATTACGCTTTACTTATATAAATCTTCGTCTATATACTCATATTATGAGGTTTAGGCAAGATTTGATGGATATATATTTTAATTCTTTCTTTCTTTCTTTCTTTCTTTCTTTT